TTATAATGTAAATACTGACAAGGTTAAAAATATTTCTGGAAAACAAGAATTAGATGTATCAACAAATACGCATAATGACGGTATAGATTCAAAAATTATTATGGGAAAATTATGGTCAGCAATTGATAGTTATATAAAAGATTATAAATTTAATTGGTTTAATAGTTGGCAAGGTTATTCAAAGATAAGATTTAATCGTTATTCAAAAAATAAAAAAATGGCAGAACATTGTGATCACATACATTCATTGTTTGATGGTCAAGTAAAAGGTGTACCTATTTTAAGTATTGTTGGAGTTTTAAATGAAAACTACGAAGGAGGGGAATTTGTAATGTTTAAAAATAAAAAAATTAAACTTTTGACAGGAGACTTATTAATCTTTCCTTCTAATTTTTTATACCCTCATAGAGTAGATCCAGTAAAAAAGGGAACAAGGTATTCATATGTTTCTTGGGTGTATTAAACAATTAATATATGCAAACTTTAATAATTGATAATTTTTTATCAAAAAAAGAATGTGAGTTTTTGATTAAGTTTTACAAATCAAATGAAAAAAAATCTTTTCTTTTTCGTGATGTTTACCCTCTTAAACTAAATAAAAATAATCCTAAAATTAATTTTTTAGTAGAAAAACTTCAAGAAACTTCAAAGTTATTTCATTGTCAAATTGATTGGTTTGAATTAGTGAAGTGGCCTGTAAATTCTAAACAAAATTTACATTTTGATTTAACAAGTAGTGAGACAACTCTAGCTTCAATAGTTTATTTAAATGAAGATTTTGAAGGTGGTGAAACTTATTATGAAGATACCACAACTATTAAACCTGTTTTAGGTAGGGGTTTATTTTTTAATGGTGTTTTTTATAAACATGGTGTAAACAAAGTTAAAAAAAATACAAGGTACGTTGTAGCAACTTGGTATAAAAATTCATAGTTTTTTAGATTATAGGCTTTTTTAAGTTATTGCTACCAAGTGGTTTAATATGGTATAAGGTCTTGTAAAATAGGATTAATATGCTACAAAAATTAGGATTTGCTCCAGGATTTAATCAACAAGTTACTGAACTAGGTGCCGAAGGGCAATGGTTTGATGGCAATAACGTTAGATTTAGATATGGCTCTGCAGAAAAAATAGGCGGTTGGTCACAATTAGGTGAAAATAGATTAACTGGTGCCGGAAGAGCTATCCATCATTGGGATGATAACTCAGGTATTAAGTATGCTGCAATTGGAACTAACAAAATTCTATACGTATATTCCGGTGATATTTATTATGATATTCATCCTATTAGAGTTACCTTAACAGGAGCAAAATTTACAAGTACAAGTTCTTCAAAAACAATTACAGTAACATGCACTGGATCACATGGTTTATTTGAAGATGATATTGTTATGTTTGATAATGTGACAGGGGTACCTGCTGCATCTACTTATAATAATGCAACATTTGAAGACATAAAGTATATGGTCACGTCTGTACCAAGCACGACAACTTTTACAATTACAATGGAAGCTCAAGAATCAGGAACACCTTTGACTACAGGTGATGGCAACAGCACTTCTATTCTTTGTTATGAATCAGTAGGGCCTTCACAACAACTTGGTGGATTTGGATGGGGTGCAGGTTTATTTGGCGGTACAGCTATTGGTCCTGCAACTACAACTTTGGCATCTACTATTAATGATACTGTGACTGATATTCCTTTAACAAACTCAGCAGCTTTTCCTTCATCAGGAGAAATTAGAATAGGGACCGAGGACATAAGTTTTACAAATAATAATACTGCAACCAATACATTAAGTGGAGGAGCAAGAGAAGTTAATGGAACGTCTAAAGCTGCACACAGTGGTGGTGTTACAGTTACAAATATTTCTAGTTTTTCTGGTTGGGGTGATCCTGCTTCTTCTGACTTTACTATTGACCCTGGTTTATGGGTACTTGATAATTTTGGTACAAAATTAATCGCACTTATTTATAATGGCAAATGTTTTGAATGGGACGCTTCAGCTGCTGGTGCAACATCAAATAGAGCAACTGTTTTAGCAAACGCACCAACAGCATCACGTCATGTATTAGTGTCAACTCCTGATAGACACTTAGTATTTTTTGGAACAGAAACAACTCTTGGAGATCCTACAACTCAAGATGATATGTTTATTAGATTCTCGGACCAAGAAAATATTAATGGTACAGATGCCTACACGGTTAGGGCAGAAAACACAGCAGGAACACAAAGACTTGCTGATGGTTCTAAAATTATGGGAGCTATTAAAGGTAGGGATGCAATCTATGTTTGGACTGATACTGCATTATTTTTAATGAGATTCGTGGGACAACCTTTCACTTTCTCTTTTGAACAAGCCGGAACTAACTGCGGATTGTTTGGTAAAAATGCTTGCATTGAAGTTAATGGTTCTGCATATTGGATGTCAGAAAATGGTTTCTTTACATACGACGGTCAGCTACAAGCAGTACCTTGTCTTGTTGAAGATACTATTTATGATGATATAAACTCTACATCTAGAGATCTTATTAATTGTGGTTTAAATAATTTGTTTGGAGAAATAAATTGGAACTATTGTACAGCCGCATCAGATCAAATTGATAGAGTAGTTACATTTAATTATTTAGATTCATCTGCAAAAAGACCTATCTGGACTACCGGTAGAATTAATACTGAGAATAACTCTTTAGGACAAGCTACAAAAATAGGTTTACCAAGAGCAGCTTGGCAAGATTCTGCTGTATTTGATACCCCACATGCTACACAATACGATCTAACAAATAATAATTGTTTTGATGTTATTGGTAATACAGATGGAAGTACGGTATACTATAGCCACGAAACAGGTTTTGATCAAATCGATGCAGGAGGAGTAACTACTGTATTAAAAGGTGAAATAATATCCGGTGATTTTGATATTACACAAAAAAGAAGTAACACAGGTCAAGCTGTTGGTACACCAGATTTAAGAGGAGATGGAGAATACATTATGAGAATAAGCAGATTTATACCAGATTTTATAAGTCAGACCGGTACTACTAAAATTACTTTTTCACTCAGTGACTATCCGTCTAGTACACCAAAGACGGCAGCTTTTGATGTTACATCAGCAACAACTTTTAAAAGTACTAGGCTAAGAGCAAGACAAATTGCATTACAAGTATCTAATGTAGATACTAATTGCGATTGGAAAATAGGTACATTTAGATTAGACATTGCACCAGGAGGAATGAGATAATGGCTACTGACCAAGAGATAAGAGACGCAGGTTTTAAATATATTCCACAACAAAAATATTTACAAAACCCATATAATCTACCTATAGCACCGGTGCCACCGGCAGCAAGTGGAGGTATAACTAATATTGCATCACCGAGAACTATTAATAATGGTGGTAATGATGGTTTCAGTGTCTACAACCCTGACCCTAATTCAATAGTAAATAGAAATGCCGACTCTACTCGTTATAATAATCTTATGGAAAATTCTTTTCTTACTGGCGGTTCTAATGCTACTGATCAAATTTTTAATCCTAAAAGATTGGAGGGAGCAAAATTTAAAGATGATAGAATTATAGGTCAAAAAATTGGTTACAACAAAGCCGGTCTTCCTTTTATAAATGCGGGATCAGCTATAGGTCAACAAGCAAACAATTTATATAAATTATCAGAAAAAGACCTTAACGACCCTTTTAATAGATTAGCCACGTCTTCTGCTTTTCCCGGAATGCAAGCAGTTGATGTTAAAGATATTGCTAACAATGCATTAATGGATTACAGACAAAACTACGGGGCACAGGGACAGTACGAAAAAGACAATTATTATGACACTGTTGATAGCCCGGTTACTTACAACTCACAAACAAAATTAGATAAATTTAAAGACAACTACCCAGAATATTTTGGTCTAGATCAATCGGGTCCTAAACCGGGTATACCTGGTGCAATAGCAAATTATTTTAAAAACAATCTCCTAGGAAAATCAGTTAACGCGATAGGAAATTTTATAGGCGACATAGCACCAACAAACAGAAGAAAAATGTTAGAAAATCAACTAGGTGTTGGAGGTTTGATGGTCAATGATATCGGACAATTTGTAGCCGGTAATCAAGGGAGTGCTTATGATCCATCTGGGTCAAATATTATGGCTGGTTACAATGCTAGCAAAGTTACTCAAAATACTTTTGATAAAAGAAGGAAATATGCAGAAAAAAATATGAGTACAGGAGGATTTAAAAAATTTGACAAAGCACTTACTGCAGCAGAAGCAATTTTTAATAAATCAAAAAAAGAATCAGATTTTATGTATGACGAAACCGAAGAAGAAAAAAATAAAAAAAAGAAAAAGGGTAATGTTATATCAAGATTTCTTACTAAGAAAAAAGATGCTAAAGCTGTTGCGGATGCTCAGGAAGCTCAGGATGCTAAAGATGCTACAACTGCTAATGCTTTAAGGTTTAAACAAGAACAAGATAGATTAGCTGGTTTAGTAGGAACGAGAGTAACTGATAGAAATACTGGGACCTCTAGTATTGTTCAAACCGAAAGCGGTGGTAATGATCGTGGAACTAGTAGACCAACTGATCACGAGGAATCTGTAGGTTTAGGAAGTAATGCAGGTAATGTAAGAGCCGCTATGGAAGATGATGACCCAGATACAGGTTCAGCTCAAAGCTATAATCAAAATTTAGCAAGAGGTGGTAGAGCCGGATACTTTTTTGGTGGTAGAGTAAACTATAAAATAGGTGGTAGAGTCGGTTTTAAAAATGGAGGCTTAGCAAGTATTTTATAATGGCAAAAATTGTACAATCATTAACTAGAGCAGCTAAAGAATATGAACAAAAAAATGTTCAATCATTGGTTAGGGATCTTGATGGTGTAATAAATAAATTAAACACTTCTTTTCAAGAAGAAATTAAACAGGAGATAGAAGCTAAAGGTTTCTTCTTAGAATAATGGCAGTAGTAAATCAGTATAAATTTAAGGGTATAGATAATGATACAACAGGAAATGCTTTAGTTCCTTTGGGGGCAGGTAATCCTTTGGTAAATGAAACTATAATTGTTAAATCACTGCTTGTTACATCTGCAGGTACACCCAGTGTAACTGTAACTAATAACAGTATTACAGCAATTAAATCAGCAGCACTTACCGCTAATGTCACAACAGAATTATTGACACAACCATTGATAATAGAAGGCGGCAGTGCCTTTACAGTACAGGCAAGCAATACAGCTTCGTTTGACATAGCCATAAGTTACTTAAACATTAAAAAGGAAAAAATAGACTAATGAAAATATTAAACGCTAAGGTAGAGACTACGTATAGACACAAGGAAACAGGGGAGCTTTTTAAAGAGAGAAAAGACTGGGAAGCTAAGGGTTTTAAGAACGAAGACATGGCTCAAGACGTAACAGTTATAATGCCTTCTCTTGATTTAATGGGGAAAACAAAGTAGAACAATAGACTAGGATAAATTTATGGCGATTTCAAGAATGCAACAACCACAACAAATGCAAGCTGGATTAGGTTCTCTACAGGACCCTAGACAAGGTTACTTTTTAGGTAAACTTGTTAAGAAAGCTACACGTGCTGTTAAGAAAGTTGCTAAGAGTCCATTAGGTAAGATGGCTTTAATAGCCGGTGCTGGTATGATTCCGTTTGGTGGACAAAGTATGTTTGCTAGATTAGGTGCCTCAGGAATGGGTAAAGGTATCGGTGGTTTTTTAAAAAGTGGTATCGGTAATTTTACGGGTGGTACTAAAGGAACTATGATGGGTGGCCTTTCAAGTATGTTTAGAAAAGGCGGAGAACAAGATGCAGATTTTAGTATGGGTAGATTATTAGCTGGTGGCTTAGGTGCTACAGCTTTAGCAATGCCTTTCCTAGGTGGTAAAGATGAACCAGAAGTTGAAGAAGAGCAAATGGATCCAGCTTATCAAACACAAAGAGCAAAAGATTATTATAGTCAAACAGGGACTAAAGGTGTTGGTTTAGATTTTATGCCAAAGAAAAAATATGTTAATCAAAATTTCTACGCAGCAGATGGTGGCCGAGCAGGTTATGCAATGGGTGGAAACATTGATGAAGATGAAGAAGATTATGTAAGATCAGGTGCTGGTCAAAGCAGAAGAATGCCTACAGCATTTTTAGCAATGGGTGGTGGTGCAGGTGATGCACAAGTAGAACAAATGCTTCAAGCAGAGTTTGTAAAATATAAAAACAAAGGCGGAGATTTATCTTTTGAACAATTTGTCCAAGCAGTAATGCAACAAGAACAACAGTCTCAAGGTATGGAACAACCTACTATGATGGCAGCTAATGGTGGTATGGCCGGTATGAGTGTACCTGGATATGGGACACCTGCAGGCACAAATCAATTTGGTTACCCTAGTGGTGGAGCAAGAGTCAATGCTGCAGAAGGTGGGATTATGGAAACTGAAGAAGCAGAAATGATTAACATGGGTGGACAAGAAAAAGATTTTAGAGAAACAGGTGGGTTTGTAGATTTAGGTGGCGAAGAGAGAGCTGATGATGTACCTGCAAGATTAAGTAAAAACGAATTTGTAATTACAGCCGATGCTGTAAGATCAGCAGGCGGTGGGGACATAGATAGAGGATCTGAAGTTATGCAAAACATGATGGATCATTTAGAACAAGGCGGACAAATTTCAGAAGAGTCACAAGGTATGGGTGGAGAAGAAGAAATGATGTCTGAAGAAATTATCGAAGAACCAAACGGCGCGCAAGCAATGTATGAACAACAACAAGCATTACAATCAAGGATGGCATAATGGCAATAGGTGAATTTTTAGAACCAGCAGTAAAAGATTACGCAGAACAGGCAAAAGCTACTTATTCCGCACCTATTAATACCGATACATTTACCGGTAGACAATTTGTTGCTGGACAAGATCCTATGCAAACACAAGCGGCAGCACTTGCTACGCAAGGTGTGGGTTCTTACTCACCATATTTACAAGCAGCACAAACTGCACAAACACAAGGGGCCGGGGCTCTGGGACAAGCTGCAACTGCAGTAGGTGGACTAGGTGGATTTCAAAACGCAGCCGCAGGTTCAACAGGAGCAAATGCTTATCAACCATTTATGTCTCCTTATCAATCACAAGTTATCGATGCAACACTATCAGAATTTGATAAATCAAGATTAGGTGGACAACAACAAATTAGAGACCAAGCTGTATCTTCAGGAAACTTTGGTGGTGGTAGAGAAGGAGCTATGATGGGTCAATACAATGCAGACTCACTAGCAGATAGATCAGCACTACAAGCGCAAATGCTACAACAAGGATTTGGTCAAGCACAACAAGGTGCACAACAAAATTTTCAAAACCAAGGGGCTTTATTTGGTATGCAGAACCAACAAAATCTTTCTAACCAAGGACTAGCTGGTGCATATGGTAATCAAATGAACCAACAGTTTGGTCTATCAGACTTTAATAGGACTGGTATGGGTCAAGATATTAATGCACTAGGATCAATTGGTGCACTTAATCAAGGTTACAATCAAGCTCAACTAACTGCTGATCAACAACAAGCACGGACTGGAGCTTACGAACCTTACGGAAGATTATCACAATACGGTAACGCATTAACTGGTTTAGCTGGTGGTGTAGCAGGATCACAATATCAAGACCAAGGATCTCAAAGTCCTTTCCAAACAGCATTAGGTACAGCTATGGGTCTAGGTGGATTGTACGGTAAAATTTTTAACTAGGAATTATTATGGCTAAGAAAAAAGGAATTGGAGCTTCATTAAATAGAACATTTAATCCTCTTGCTCCCGACAATGAAATTTTAGGAAGCAGATTATTGGGCATGGCTAATGCTGGAAGTAATAGTTTATTGTCTTTAATAATGGGTGCAGGATTATTTAAAGATGGTGGTAGAGTTAGAGGTGTGGGCAAAGCTACACACGGACACGGTAAAGCAATGAAAAAACAAGGGAAGAAATGAGAACATTAAATAGACCTATGTTTAGATACGGTGGACC